GCCGAACTCTCAGCGACGTTCACATCGCGCACATTCATGCCTAATTCGCGCAACCGATCAGCAACACCGGACCCGAGACCGATCGTGTCGACGCAAATCTCGTCGGGCCTGTCCAATTTCGCCTCGTTCACGATCGCGCCGACAACTTGCATCGTGTCGAGACCGCCCCAGCTCTTCACTTCGATCACGACGTTGCCTTTCCGCTTCACCAAAGCGGTCCGATCGCTACCAAAACGCGCCACGTCGAGACCAAAAACAAGAGGCTCAGAAGAATTAATGCTGATGTCGCGTGAAATGGCTCCATCGACCAACTCCGCGGGGATCAGGGTGTCGTCATCAGCTAAAGCAAACTCCCCAAGGACGCGGATCCGGAACGCGTTGCTCTCGTCTCCGTATGTCGCCTTGATCTGCGAAACGAAGTCAGCAGAAACGAGCGGGATATTCAAACAAGAGACGTGCATCCGATACCAATCAGATGCAAGATCGTGATGCGTCTTGTAAAACAAACCCGAATTTCGCGTGGGGTTGCTAATGAGAATTGTCGATGCCGAATGACCAGACATCGAACCAGCCGCCGCCTCGAAAACCGCCTCCGGAACGGCTGATGCTTCGTCCACCACCAGCAAAACGTGTTCGGAATGGACGCCGGCCAACGCCTCCGGCCTCTCGCTCGAGCTAGTCCTGGCCGAAATAAACGAACTCTCCGGCGCTCCCTTCAGCACAATGCGATCGGAGAACACTTCGTAGCTCTCGCGCAGCACGGGCGGCAGCTTGTTGATCCAGGCCTTCAGCTCCGAATACAGAGCATCGAACAGCTGGGCCGACGTAGGCGCCGTCACAACGCTCTTCTGCGGAAAACGCGTCGTCATGTGCCAAATCAGCGCCCAGGAACACGCCGTGCTCTTGCCCACGCCGTGGCCGGCTCGCACCGAGATCCGTCGCTCCTTGCGCGCAATCGCCTGCAAAAAGTCTTTCTGCCAAGGCAATGGCTTCGCCTCGAGAACATTCTCGACAAACCCGATCGGATCGTTCTCGTAACGCTCGATGAACGCGACGAAATCGTTACCGCTTGGCTTTTCCGCCGTCGATGACATGAACCTCCCCCTTCGGCGGATTAAGCATGTAGGTAATCCCCGCCATTGCCTGCAACAAGTAGATCCGCGCGTCGTCGTCGCGCGTTACATCAACCTGCTGCGCCAGCTCACACAACGCGCCAGCCAGCTGCGCCAGCTCACTCTCCTGCCCAACTACGACCAATTCTTCGTCCTCGTCCATCGCCAGCTCCTCAGTCTCTGTACATCTCACGCAGACTGTCCATGCCAATGAAGCGGTGACCCACAATGTGACCGCCACGCAGCTCAAGATCGAACACGCCGTAGGTCCAGCCCGTCGTCGCCGTGCCAGCGTAGGGCGCCACATAGCCCTGCGGCATCGCGCTACCTAAATTCAGCACCTCAATGTGCTGCGACGGGCCAATTTTCGGGATCTGTTTAAACACAGCGCGATGCGTGTGCCCCCACACGATCGAAAACAGCGCATCATTCCCGATCTGTTGCTCGCTATTCTTTCCACCATACGCGCGCCCCATAATCGTTTTCGGCGCATGCACAAACCCGACCCCAGCAATAAACAGGAACTCGCCATACGGCTTGAACCGCCAATCGAACCGCGCCAGCACGTCGTGCATCGCCTCGACAAACATGCCGTCAGCTTCCGGATGCAGATCCTGAAACCTGTAAATACGGTCTTCGTGGTTCCCTTCGACCAGGTGCAAAGCGATATTCCCGCCTGCAATTTCCTTGTGGATAAGTGCCAGAGCCTCTTCCAAACTGTCCAAATCTCGGCGGTAGGACGGCTTCAGAGCCGCGCTCAGAGATCCGACCGGCTCATGGCTCGAGCAGCTGTGGAAGTCTCCAAGGTCACCAATCTGCACGACCTTGTTAGGCCGCGTCGCCGCAATGTGCCGCCCGAACCACTTGAACCGCTCCTTGTCCTGCGTCGGGCTGTCATGCACATCACCGATCGCGCAGACCCTAATCGTCTCCCCCTCCGGAGACGCTCCCGCACGCACAGACACCCGCGGCTTTGCGGCAGGCGCAAACTCAACCTCCTGCGCCGGACGCGCACGCGAGGCATCTAAAAACTGTTGGTAAAGTTCTGGAAACGACCTAGCGATCGGGCCGTTATGACGTAACCTGGTGTAGATCGTCGGCGGGCTAATGCCCAGCTTTTCAGCCAGCAGCGCGATCGATCGCCCCGTGCTATGCCCCGCCTTCAGCGCCGCCAATAACCCGAACACCGTCTCTTCGGCGGCTGCTTTCGTTATCGGCGGCTGCGGCATCAGGTTCGTCCGTCTCACATCCCGGCGGGCTTCCCGAGCGGGACCATTGCATTAGGACCGACCATTGTCCATGCGTCGGTCCCAAGTCAGCGGCAACCGCCCAGCCTTCCGCCTGGCGCGCAGGCACGTCGTGATGCCTGACGTACCGGAACCAGCTGATCGTCATTTTTCGTTTTTTGGTTTTTTGGCGGGCCGGCGTTTCGGTGTGCCGGGGGGTGGGGGTGGGGGGTCTGATCGTTTTTTGCGTGTACGAGTAGCGGTAGGCGGCGCGAGACCGGCCCCCGGTACTAGGCCCCCGCCGGGGGGGTCCAGACCCAAACTGGCGTCTGGCGACCCAATCTGTGCAAGATCGTTCACATGTGTACTGTTCACATGCGATCTATTTTGATCCTGCCTTTCACCCGAAAAGGTTGGATCGCCAGTAATATCAATGACTTGGCCCTCGATGTACCCGACATCGTTACCCGATCGACGTGCAGACAGCGCACGCAACGCATCAAGATGCAGCTGATGCGTGTGCGTGACGTTCGCCTCGACGATCTGCTTGTCGCCGTAAACCTTTGGCAACAAACGAGAAGCTACCCATTTCATGCCGTCGACGACGACGCGCCCTACATCAGGTGGTAGCTCTCCTCGCTTAACCTGTTGAATTGTCTCGCTTATTTCTTCTGCGTGATTGATGGCTCGCGTCTGGATTGCGCGCGCGTATTTGTCGCGGAAATCCTCTTCCGCGTGCATCCAACGCCAGATCGTTGCGTGATCTGGCATGTCCTCGTCCTTCGATACGCTGAGAAGAGATCGTCCGCTTGCGATCCTGATGCATATCTCGTCGATCAGTTCCGGCGTCCGTTTGGACGGCCTTCCGATCTTCGTTTCACTCACTGCTTCTTCCTCGCCTTGATTGCCAGGGACGGAAACCAGATCACGTTGTTCTCCATCCTGACCTTGTATGTCCGTCCGTTGTTTGTGACTGCCATAAACCGCACAGGCGACGCCTCACACTCAGCGAGGTAATCGTCGATAATGCCGGCGAGATACTCGTCCAGCTCTTCCTGTGACCGTTCTGTCCCGTCCTCAAAATGGGATGTCATCGTCTAGCTTCCTCACTCCTCCGACCTTCTCGACCGTCGCGCCTGGAAACAGGCTCTTCGTCGTCTCGACGACGCGCCGGCCTTGGAAGTCTGTCCAGACTGTCAGCAGCTCGTCGATCGTCACGACATGCTGCGGCGTCTCACTGTCGACCGCAACCTTCCCTACGTCAGCCCGATCCAGCACGATCGTATAGGTACTGCCTTTATGTCGTTTCTGCCAGACGGCTTCGGGATAGGTTTTGTGTCCCGCCTCAGTCGCTGCCTTATCGAGCGCCTGCCATCCGCGGATCACGACGTTTGCGCGATGCACAACTTGCTCGAGATCATTATCACGGATTGCGTCGTCGAGCTTTGACCTGGCCGACGAAAAGCGTGCGGCCATGTCCGGCGTGACCAGCCTCTGCAGCCTTCCGACGCCCCATCTCCGCTCCATGTCGACGGCGACTTTGTCGACCGGCTCGAGCGCATCTTGCACTGGCCCTCGGTCGATCGGCAGCGGCATGAACGCCCTCTCCATCACCCTTCCCACATCACCCTCCTTTTCTCTGCCCCGATTAAATCCGGACACCGGATACTTCCTAGTGTTGTATCCGTGTCCGTCCGGATTTTTAACTTCGCACTTTTGTATCCGAAAAAGTGTCCGGTAAATATCCGAACTCGCTAACCCTCTGTAATCCATACATATTTAGCCCACATGCTTATATGTCCGGACTGTCCGAGCTTCGGCACATGAAGCTCAAACGTCCGACGCACGCTGTCGCCCTGTAAATGGGTCATTGTGTCGAAATATGTGCGCCACACGTCGATATTGACAACCTTCTTTCCGGCTGGAATTTGGTCCAAACCGACCGGCTTTCCTTGTTGCTCGATTGCCTTCTTTAGCGCATCGAGCATCATCTTCTGGTTGCCGCTGGCCCGCTTCCGCTTCTTCGGTTCATGGGTCTCGTTAAGCGGGTGCACGACCAGAGATGTGGCGTCCGGATCGAGCTGTGAGACGTGCATCAGGTCGAGACGGAACGACCAGGAGAGGCCATCCATGCCGTCCTTTTGCTTCGTAGATTTGACCGTACAGACCGGCTCTGTGGCATCGTCGTCGCTGATGCGCGTCAGCTCGAGTTCGGCGTCCACAGCCGCCAGGAGCGCGCTGGAGCCACGCATGCCGCGGCTCTCGTCCTTGCCGGTGTGATGGACGACGCAGACCGTGCAGTCGAGCGCATCCTGCAGCGCCGCCATGACACTAACAAACTGCATCATCTCGGCTGACGAGTTCTCCTCGCCGCCGGCATAGGCACGCGCTAGCGTATCGACGAAGATCACGGCAGGCTTGATGCCGCGTTCCTTGATCACCTCGATCAGCGCATTGAGATCGTCGAGGCTCGACCGCAGGTTCATCTGCGCCTTCACGAAATGCACGGGCAGATCATCCGGCAGGTCGTATCGCTGCATCAGCGCATCACGCCGACGCCGCAAGCCGGCGCCGCCCTCGAGCGCCAAATAGACCACATCGCCCTGCTGGACATCGCAGCTGAACGCTTCACGTCCTGATGCAACCATTGCCGCTAAATACATGGCAAAGAACGACTTTCCCGCTCCGGACCTCCCGTAGATCGCACTGAACGATCGGGCCGGGAGCATGTCCTTGACCAGCCACTTGACCTTCACGTCCTGCAGGTCGTGCCACGGGACTAGGTCGATGCGGCGCTTGGGCTGCTCGACCTGTACCGTCTGCGGTACAGGCTGCGGCTGGTGTGTATGACCGGACAGGATGCTCAGCTGCTCGATCACGCTCGGCGCCTTGGGCAGCACAGCACGCGCTGCGGCCTTCCGATCGCCCCCATGATCGAAGATGGAGACCAGGTCGAACGGATCCGAGACCTTGTTCGACAGAGGATCCGCAGCGCCGTGGTGACTGAACACGCAATAATCACCACGGGCGCCGCGGAAGACGACGACACCA